AAATAATTCTTCTAATATATCTTTGTCGTAGATAATACCTTCTTCAAAATCATCATCTTCAGTAAGTAGATGACCATAGCCAATGGTAGCTTTACCTAATGAGTCAAGGTAAACCTTAGCTATAAAACCTTCGTGCTTTTTAATTCTGTTTTTAACGTCTTCGTAATTCATTTGATTAATATCTTACCATCTTCATATACATAAACAATCTTAACATTTAAACCTTTTTGTATTTTAGATGGTGATCTATTTATACGATCATTCTTTTTGTGTGCGTATTTAGTAGCTGACTTTCTGTATGATACAGTCTTAACGTCATAGTTGTGATACTCTTTTGTCTTAGTGTTATAAGTTATAATATCTATTGGACCAACACCACCTAGTGCTGTGAATACAATTAAGTTTGGATCTTTAGCAAAGTGTGCTTGAGCTAATGCTTCAGATACTAATCCTTTGTCTGCCTTTAACAATGTAAAACCCTGTGTTGTTTATTTAACGAACTTTAGAATAGCAAGAACAGAACCTATCAATGCACCTATGATTACAAGAAAAGCTATAACCCCTTTTCCTTTATTCATGTCTGAGTGTAATTGTTTAACATCACTACGTAGCTCATCTATTGTTTTAATAAGTGTACTCATTCTTTCTGCACATAATTTCTCGTGAGCAGATAAACGAACTGAGGTAGCAGATGTAGCTGTCTTCTTTCTCTTCATACACAAGGTATAGTGGTTGTGGATAAAAAGTCAATTATAGATTGTGTTTGAAATAAGGGTGGCTATTCACCACCCCCATTGTATAGACTAATCTTCGTCTTCTTCTTCGTCTATATCAAGATCCTCATCTTCTGATTCATCATCATAAGAATCTTCTGGATTTATACGCAGCTCAAGATCATCTAACAGATCTTTAATCTGATAGATTATATCTTCAGCTGATTTAGGTTTCTTTGCCATGCTAACTCCTATTAGTTGGTTTGGCAAAAGCCAACTAGTGTTAATTGAATAATAAGTAAATAAAATTATTTTTTATAACTTATTGAATTATAAATATAATTTATTTTTTATTGTAGAACTGTTCTACACTTTTAGCATAATCTTTCCAAAATGTTTTAACATCTTCAAAAGCATCTGCATAAAACTTAGTCCAGTATTCTCTGAAAGATTTATAATCTAACATAGTATTCTCCATTGGTTAATGGAAACTATATAATGGTGCAGTGCAATATAATCAAGTCTATTTTAAATGAGATCTGATAGATTCAATAGCTTTGCTGATTTCATCTTTATAAGCATAACCAATGAAACCTCCAGCTAGTAAACCAATAATAAGTGTAATCATATTATTTCTTGTTTAGTTGAGTCATAAACATACCATGATATTCGGTAGAACCCAAGTGTGTAATTGGTGTAGATAAATCAGTCCAGATCTCAAAGCCACACTCTTCAGCTAATCTACAGAAGTAATAGTCTTCAGATAGAAATCTGTTAACTCCATCTTTCTCTTTATAAATCCCAACAGGGAAAAAATCAAACGCATTTTCTGAATTCTCTATACCTGTTCTTAGATCTGGTTTGTATTTAAGGTTAGGAAATTTATTCATGATAGTAGTAAAGACATTACGATTAATCATCATGAAACCAGTAGCTGACTCTTTAACACGAGCAAATCCGTTTTTAAATTCTGTGTTAGGATATAGATTAACATTGAACTGCAAAAGATAATCACGCATTGTTTGTTCATCTATATTATTATTTTCTTTAATACGATCTAGTAATTGCTGCCAGTAAAAACCTTTTACAGGATAGGTGCAGGTTACAACTTCTTTATTAAAGTCTATTATTCTTTTTAGATTATCAATAGTAAAACCTATGTCAGCATCAATGAATAATAGATGCGTACCATTAAATTCTTTATTATCCAGGAACTTAGTTACAAACTTATTTCTAGCACGATTAATTAAAGATTCAGTGGGAAGTGTTTCAATTCTAAGATTGTGTCCCATATCATTTAAAGGCTTGATGCAATTAAATAATGAATGGAATGTCATGTTACTGATGTTGCCACCATAGCAAGGTATAGCTATTAGGATGTTCATTTAAGATAAGTGGAGTTCAGTTAGGTTTTTATTATTACCAACAGTTCCTTTTATAAAGACATTAAAAGCAAGACTAATTCTAGTGTTATCACCTTGCTTAGTTTCTACCATGTGAGTTAATGATGATGGGAATAGTATTATATCTCCAGTCTTTACAGAAAACCACCAAGTTTCTGAGTTCCATATATTCCAATCTTTTACTTCTGGTTTAATAGTTGAGTATTTATTGTTAAAGAATTTAATCTTATCGTGTTCTTCATGGCAGTTAATATAGAATACTCCTGATACCAATGAATTAGGATGCTCATGTTTATGATGAAATTGATTTGTTTCAGTATAGTTTAACCAAGACTGAGTTATGTATGGTGTAATATTATTAGCTGGTGAAATAACTTTATCAAAATAATCTTGTACTCTTAAATCTAATTCCTTTTTAATATTAACAAAAGGTTTCTCATTAAGAATATAATTATTGTTTGATGTAATATTACCATCATTTTTATAATGATCTTTTTTATTTTTATCTACAAATTTTAATTCTAATGGTGTTAATTTTCTATCTAATTTAGATATGTAAATTGGTGTTGGGAATATCCCATTGATATTAGCTTTCACTTTTATACCTTTCGTTTTTTAACGTACTATACTTCTACTATATCCCAAGTCAATGTTGATTCATTCCAAGAATATCTATTGTCATTTATTGGCATAGCAACTGGTGCATTCCAAAGACAAGTATCTTCGTTTAATACCCAAGAATTAAAAGGTTTAGGAGGAATAAAAGCATCTCTATCTTCATCATAAGTATAACCTATTCCTGCATGATTTTTTCTTAAAGGTGTTCCATTGTTATTATGAACTCCAGCATGAGTATTGTAAGATGTTTGTTTCCATACAGGATAACCTGTAAGTTTAGTTAAAAAATCTATACCAATTACTTCTTGTTCAACTCCATTTGAGTCATGAAGAACTTCATTAACTACAGAAAGAACTTCTATTACTTTTGAATTTAATCCTATTTTTGCGAATGATGCCATTATGCTGTGTAACTCCCTGAACCATTAAATTGTAAAATTGTATTACTGCCAGATGTTGTAATTGTTGGTGAACCTGTGCTTGTTGCTGAGTATTTAGCAGTTGGTACACTTAATATAACAACTCCTTTACCACCATTACCACCTTTATTCGCAGAAGTATCATTTGATCCAGCACCTCCACCACCACCTCCTGTATTTGCAGTTCCATTTGTTCCAGCTCCAACACTTGAACTTCCTGCACCACCTCCACCAGTTCCTCCAGAACCACCTGGGCCACTAATATAAGTAGAACCTCCACCGCCTCCTGCATAAGTTACTGAAGAACCTGTTATTGAAGATGCTGATCCATTACCTCCAGAACCACCAGATGATGTAGTAGCATTTCCTCCAACAGCACCTGCTCCACCACCACCTGCTCCTCCATAATTTGGAGCTCCATACGCACCAGTTCCTCCATTATTACCTTGACTAGGAGATGTACTTGGAGTGTTACCAGTTCCACCTGTACCACTTGGAGATTCACCTGCTCCACCACCACCTGAACCACCATTTACTCCATTAAGTTCATCTGGTGTTCCACCTCTACCACCACCAGCAGACGTAATTGTTGTTAATCCTGAACCTGAAATTGAAGAATTTGAACCTGATGTTGAACTATTTGGAGATACACTACTTGTGCCACCATCTCCTACTGTTACTGTAATTGTTGTTCCTATATTTACTGCTTGTGTTGATGTTCTAAATCCTCCTGCTCCACCACCACCTTGACCAGCATTTGGACCCTTATTATAACCACCAGCACCTCCTCCAGCTACTACTAAAAAATCTATTGAAGCAGTATTTGGTTCTAAACCATCTGTACCTTCTTGAATTCCTGAATAAGCTAACCAACCTTGTGTAGTGTCTATATAAACTAATCTTGCACCTTCTCTATCTCCTGTTAATAATTGATTTCCTGTTCCACCTTCTATTTTATTTCCATTTGGAGAAATAGTTAGTGCATTAGTATCAAAAGTTCCTGCATAATCTAAAATTATAACTTCATCTCCAGCACTTGGTGATGCAGGTAAAGTTACTGTAAATGCAGCTGATGTTGTATTACAAAAATATCCTTTATTAGCAGTTGCAGTAAATCCTGTAGTTTTAACAGATGTATCCCAATCAGCAGTTCCATCTGCAGAAATTGTACTAAAAGATAATATACCAGAACCATTAGTTGTTAATGCTTGTCCAGCAGAACCATCAGCATTAGGAAATTTAATTCCATCTAAATTTAATTTACCAGTACCTTTTGGAGTAAGTTTAAGATCAATATTTGTATCATCTCCAGTAGCTGCTATTTCTGGTGCATTACCAGAAGCAGAATTTGTTACAGTTATTTCATTAACAGCACTAGCTGTTTCTGCAAATTTAACTAATTCTAATGTACCATCACCAATAGATTGTCCATTGACATCTAACATACCACCAAGTTGTGGAGTTGTGTCTTGTACTAAATCTGTAATACCACCTGAAGTAATAGATACCCAAGCTGAACCTGTATAATATTTTAAAACAGTACCTACTGAATTATAATATAAATCCCCTGCTGTTAAAGCATCACCATCATTATCTAATGTAGGATCAGATGTTTTAGAACCTAAATAAACATCATCAAAATTATCAGCTGCTGCTAGAGCTGCATCTCTTGCACTGTTTGCAGCATTTGCAGAATTACTAGCAGTGTTAGCAAAGTTACTAGAATTGTTAGCAAAGTTTGATGAGTTGCTAGAATGATTGGAAGAGTTATTAGCAAAGTTACTAGAATTAGCAGAATGATTAGATGAATTACTTGCATGATTGCTAGAAGCATTGGCAAAGTTTGAACTGTTTGCCGCATGGTTTGAACTGTTGTTTGCAAAGTTAGATGAATTAGCAGAATGATTACTAGAAGCATTTGCACTATTAGAACTGTTGTTAGCAAAGTTGCTAGAATTTGATGCGTGGTTAGCTGATGTGTTAGCACTATTAGAACTATTGTTTGCAAAATTACTTGAGTTACTAGAATGATTTGATGCTGAGTTTGCACTGTTGCTAGAATTGTTTGCAAAGTTAGAACTATTTGCTGCAGAATTTGCGGCAGCATTAGCATTAGCACTTACACCAGCTGCGTTTGCAGCAGAAGCATTTGCAGAGTTAGAACTATTGTTTGCAAAATTAGAACTATTTGCAGAATGATTAGAACTATTGCTAGCATGGTTTGCAGATGTATTTGCAAAATTAGATGAATTTGCAGCAGAGTTAGCTGCGGCATTAGCAGATGTACTAGCTGCAGCGGCATCAACAATTAAATCCCATTTAGCAGAATCAGCATTAGAACTGATTGGAGTTGTACCAGTAGATGTGTGAGTTGTGTTACAAAGATATACGTTATTGTTAGAACTATCTTTTACAATATCTCTAGCATTAAAAGTAACACCAGAACTCCAGTTACCTCTATTAGTTCCAAGCTCTTGTGTAACTGATAATTCACCATTAGTATCAAATGCTAGAATTTTATTAGCACGAGCAGATGCACCCACAGTAAATTCCGTAGATGTCATTGTATTTGTTTTAGATAGTTTTAAAGATCTTGTTACTTCTTCTTGTAACTGTTGAATTGCCATTGTTGCTCTGTCTAAACCTTCTTCATGCGATTCAGCAGGGAATGGATCGTTAGCGATATAATCTATTGCTTGTGTTTGTGGAATGTTACGTCTTAATACAACTGTCTGAGTTGATGTTGGAATATTACCTGATGTAAATATAACTGATCCA